CTATATTTTTAGTCAGTCCTGCTTCTCTGGCAGTAAACATCGCTTCGTATATTTCATGGTCACTTGCATATCTCGGAGTGTGCAACAGATACCCCTCGACCTGATCCAGCTTCAACCTCTTGAGCGAGCCTTCGAGATGTTCCCTGACAGCCGTTTTTACGTCGCTGACTCCATCCAGACAATTGGGCAATAGCTTCGTGATGACCTTCTTCCCCTGCATACCGGACTCGCCAAGGATCTCTTCGCTGCCGTATGCCTCGGCGGTGTCGAACCAGTCAATCCTTTCTTTGGCGTAGGCCAGCATTTCAAGTGCTTCCTTGCGCGAGGGCTGGCCGGTCTTGTTGTTGCAACCATAGGGCATACCGAGCTGGACCGTACCTAAAACTAACATTTTCCCTCCATGTCTTTCACTGTCAGCCATTCTTTATTTTTATCGCTCGACAGTTCATAGCCTCCCATCGGTTTATCGTAGTGCCTGCCCCATTCGGGGTATTCAGGAAGGATGATGTACCCTTCGTCCTCGATGGTGTGTCTTGCCTCGTCCTCGGTGATCAGGGTCTCGTGGAGCTTCTCGCCCGGTCGAATGCCTGTCACTTTTACTTTGCATCCAGGAGCGATTGCTTTAGCGAGATCCGTTATCTTCATGCTCGGTATCTTCGGGACAAAGATCTCCCCGCCGTGCATACGGAGAAGAGAGGCGTGGACAAATCTTACAGCCTCATCCAGTGCGATCCAGAACCGCGTCATTCTTTCCGACGTCAAGGTGATCGTTCCGGTCTCCCGCTGCTTCAAGAACAAGGGAATTACAGACCCCCGCGAAGAGACTACGTTGCCATAGCGTGCAACAGCAAAACGGGTCTGCATCGAACCAGCATAATTGTTCCCGGCAACGAAAAGAGATTCCATTAGGGCTTTTGACTTGCCGTATGTATTCACAGGGGCGCAGGCTTTGTCCGTGCTCAACGCGATCACTTTCTTGACTTTGCATTCTATCGCCGCCTCTATGATGTTCTGCGCTCCCAGGACGTTTGTCTTTACGGCTTCGAAGGGATTGTACTCGCAAGACTCTACTTGCTTCATGGCGGCCGCGTGGATGACGTAATCGACACCCCTGAACGCAGCGAGCAGTCTTTCCTTGTCTCTTATGTCGCCGATGAAGAATCTCAGCCGCTCGTCCTGGATCTCCTGCTGCATCTCGTACTGTTTTAATTCGTCCCGGGAGAACACGACCACGCGGGCCGGATTCTGCGTCAGTATGTATTTGGTGAAAAATCTGCCAAATGATCCCGTTCCCCCGGTGATGAGTATGTTCATTCTCTCTCCTTGCAGATAAACGCATCATCGTACTCCAACTCGTGCATGACGTTCTGGGCGATCCCAGTCATGGCAACTGAGTCATAATAGGTAAAGCAGTCATAGATCGTCGTGGTGACGCTATTACTCATGCGGGCGACAAAAACAAACTGATCGATGTTGTGGAAGTTATCTTCGATCCACTTAATCAAAGCGGTCTTATTGTCTGGGCAGATGCGCTTAATATTGCTCATAGGTTCCCACGCGCTATGGTTCTCACATTCTCGGTAGCGTCTTTTGTTTACTGTTCCATCGTCATTGCATATTGTTGGGCCACAATCGATTCCGATATGTTTGCATAGGTCGCATCGTTTTTTCATAAAATCTCCTTGAGCATTTCAGGAGTGCGACTGAAGTCTCCCGCGTCCAGACCAATTGAATCCTCAAGTTTGTAGTGACACTCATAAATCTCCGGATTATATTTGTGAAACAAGGTAAAATTGGTCGTATGGTCGCTGATGCCATGCCTCAAACTATCTGCTGAATAGTTCGCCTCGTAATCTTCAATAGTCGCCGGATACTTAGATATGCAACACATGTCCCGGTTGTCCCCGCTGACCAATGCCATCCCTACGGGTATTTCATCATACAGCCAATATATATCCCGACGGTTGGCGATTTTTACAAATGGCACGTCATACTTGAGCAGGAAATGTAAAGAGGACTGATCAAACACGCTCGCCGTCGTTCTGTAACCAAGTTTCGCGGCGTGCTCATAAGCTATGTCGAAGATGGTGTGGTTCAGCAGAAGGTTCTCCCCTGCCGCGATGAATAGCTGCCATTTGATTACGACCTCACGGTAGCCGGTGTCCACGGCCTTGAGCTCGTCGATCATTCGCTTAACGATGTCGACGTCGTTCTGGCAGGTGTTGCCTGAGCCGAAGTCCAGTATGATCATGGCGCATCAATGGAAACATACAGGCTATCATAGAATAGGCCGTTGCGGAATTTCCTGTTTGGCAGTTTCGTCGAATAAATGCAAATGTCACTCGTCTCGATGTACTTCTTCCAGAAATTGATCCCTGCGGCGTTGCAGTAATAGCACTCGCCGTAAACCGTCTTCAAACCCATGCTGCGAAATCCCTCGTTGAGAATGAGATCAGCGGCGGATGATCCGATGTTCTTGTATCTCTCGCCGGGAGCGAGGATTAGGCTGATCTCCGCTATACGATTCTCCCACTGGATGCTAGTCAAACCGCCCATGCCGATAGTCTTGCCGTTCTCCACCAGGGCCCAATAGCGGGCATCGGGGCGGTTGCAGACGTCTTTGTAAAATGATTCCTGCATCTCCCTCGTCAACGGATACGGCGTCCGTAAAGTCTCCAGGCAGCCGTTCCTCCACTGGCGTATTAATTCCATGTCCGATAAATCCAAGGCTCGAAGTTCTATTGTCTGCTCCTCCTCCCTTCGGTTGACCCATACCACGCCCCCAGCACGAAACCGATCAACATGCCCATGAGGATGCCCCCAAACATTACACTCTCACCCTCCATCGCTTTAACAACTCTTGTCTGGTCTCTGCGCTCGCGCTCCAATAATCTTCCTGCAAGTCCTGATCCAGCTCGTCCAATCGTTTGCCGCCCTCTTCCTTCGGTAGGTCGAAGGAGGCCTGATCCCGGATGTAGTGAGCTATTGCTAGAGACATGATCAGATCGTCGTTCTTGCCGCCCTGAGCCTCGGCCTTCCCTTTCTCGTTGCGAACGAACGTCAACATTTCCTCTAGCGTGGGGATGTCGTTGATCGTCTCTATGTGTTCCCGAACCACTTTTACCAGATGGCTGATTGCTGCTGGCCTGGTAAGTTTATCGGTGTGGAATCCGTAACGATTGCTAAGTTTCCCAGTGAAGGCGTCTGGTGTCTGTTCCCTGACGTATTGGCGAGGGTAAGACAGACGCTCCAATTCTTTGACAGGGTAAGTGCTGAAGTTCGCCTCAATGCCAACGAGGGATTGATTGTAGTGCATCCCCAAACAAAAGATTTGCCGGGAAAACAGGTCCTCGTCAAACTGGTGATGCAGGACAGCCACCTGTGATCCCGTAGTATTATCCAGCACCTGCGCCGCAAACCAGTCTGATCCTTCTCCGGCTGTGTCTGCTCCGATGACATACGGTACTCCTTTCCGTGGCTCGCTGTAGAGCCGTATGTAGCCATCGTCCTCGCTCTGCCATTTCTGCGCCTCGGTGAACCAGTCGTTGTCCCAGCCGTATATGAATAAACCCCTTCGTGGAGGCGGAAGAAGCCTGAGCGCTGCTATCCTGGCTGAGACTATGGCGGCGGGGAAGATCGTTTTTCCGGTGACTCCCCATTCGCCCAGGCCATAGACGCTGTAGTAATAATCATCTACGCCTTTAAAGGATTCAATGAGCCTGGTATATTCGGCGTCGATAAAACGATTGTCTTTATACGTAGAGTGATGGGCGGTTGTATCTTGACCCTGCTTATCAACCAGAGCCTTGAGCCAATGGGTAACGGAGACCGGATTGAAGCTTTGAATAATCTGCTTGTAGTGCTTGCTTTGGCCTCGGAGCCGTAGGTCGAGCTGCTTGTGATCTGTGTCATCTAATTCGCTGGCCTCCTCTTCCCAGACTCCCGTGATGCCGTGAATCGATTTCAGCTTCTCGACGTCATCGCAGCCGGCGAAGATGATCGTGTTGCCGTTGGCGCAACGGATCTCCATGTCTGTTTTGTTGACGGTGAAGAAGGCGGATAAATCCCAGGTCGATATAATATTAAGGATCTCAGCGAAGCACGATTGACGGATCGTCTTGGCGACTTTGCGAACAACGAGGAACCGATGACCTTTCTCAGCCAGAGTTCTAACGACGATCTTTTGCGAGGCGAATACACTCTTGCCACTTCCGGCGCCGCCCCATAAAATCAGGTAGCGGGACTTGTTTGTGTAGAGCGGGTAGAAAACATCGTTGGTAAGCGTCGGTAAGGATGTCAGGTCTATAGTCGGCATAAAACCTCGCTTCAGGATGCCTCAGGACACGCGATAATAGGGGCGGTGGTATGAAACTACGTGGCACTATTGCCGCTTTCTCTCAGATTATCGGGCAACTTCACAATCACGTTTAGATCCCCGGTGTGATCAACCTTGTTCACGTTCTGCCATCGTCCCCGTTGCCGATTACAGAGCCAGAATATTGCGGCTGTGGTGTCAGGCGGATAATACTTTCGAATACCTACCTGCTGGACTTCTGATCCCGAATTTATACCGGGCAAAGAGACCACTTTTAGCTCTATGTCATCATGTTCATATCCCATTGCTCTTTGGTACGTTCGATCGGCCACATTTGCATCCGCTTGAAACTTCCCTTTTTTTAAGGCCTCCTGAAATCCAGGATAGACCTTTTTCCATTGGTTTAAATTCGACTCGGCAACCCCAAAAAAATCTGCCAGCTCAGTATCTATAGCACCAAGCAAACATAACTTGTAAGCCTGCTCTGCGTATTCATCTTCGTATTTGCTCGGCCTGCCTCGCTTCGCCATCGTCACCACCCCAAACAAAAATACCGCCTCAATGGACGGTAATTATTGGCAAACCAGAAAAATGCATAAAGATCTCAAGTTCAGTATAAAAAATTTCGGAGTGTTTGTCAATACTTTTCCTGAAATATTTTTCATTCTATCCGATACCTCCAGTCGTAGTCAGCTTTTACTTTCTTCCCGCCGTATCTCTTGGACTTCTGGCTCTGTCCTCCAAAGCTCGTGATGTGGTAATGCATCATATCGAGAGTCTTCCGCCAGCGCGCCGTAACCTTTAGATCCTCGGGGTAGTGAGTATACAGTCCGCATCCGCATTGCCACACCTCTCCATCCGGTCCCATCTCGCCGCATGCCGGGCAGATCACCGGGAACATTGACATGCCTCTTTCCTCAGCCTATTGATTTTCGCAAGCCATCGCAGCGGATCAGGTGTGTAGAACTTCAACGTCTGCTCGATCTTCTCGGCCTGCGCCCTGTTCATCTTGGCGAAACATTTGCCATAGGTCGCGTAGAGATGTCCGGGGTCGGTGTAGACGCGGCAGGTGCTCACTCCATCGCGGCAACACCCATGGCACATCTCGTAGATCGTCTCCTGAACGAAAGCCCTGTCATCTCTTTTGTCCTGCACTGACTGTGGCATTATTACCCCTCTCTTTCAGTTTCTCGATTAGCTCGTCGATGCTCTCGGCCAGAATATAGTGGCCGCCGTGTCTCTCAATCTCACTTTGGAATATTTTCTGCTTCTCCGACTGTTTGCCGCCGGGTCTTTTGAACTCGATCCATACCTCGATCCCGTTCTTGATCGCGTACCTGTCAGGGATACCATGATAACTGCCCATGCCCTGCATGATCGGGAATGTAAACCAACCTGTCAGCAGAAGGTAATCACGGGCGGCACCCTTGATGTCTGATTCTAGCATCGGCAATTTGCTCATACGAACATCCTCTCTTGGGCTGTCTCCTGCGCGATGCGCTTTCTTGCTAGAGTTGCCATTTCGGGGTCTTTCTCTATGCCGATGAAGTTGCGGCCTGAGTTTATCGCCACGATTCCTGTTGTGCCTGATCCGATGCAGTTATCTAATATGGTGTCGCCCTCGTTGGTGTAGGTGCGGATCAGATATTCAAAGAGCGCAACGGGCTTTTGGGTAGGATGGACATTGAGCGCATTTAATACCCTATCAAAATATAAGGTACTATTCGGATATTTTTGATTACCCGTTTCTTTACCTGCATAAGCGACATCAAATTTACCATAGCAATTATTCTCAGCAGTTCCTTTCGTTCCCCGCTTATGCGTTCTTTGGCCTTGCTCCATTTGTGGATTATATTTTGGCAAGTTTTCATAGAATACACAAATATCTTCATGGATTCGCAAGGGCATCCTTTGGGCATTAAGAAAGCCTGTACTTCGATTCTTGATC